TAGGTTACAATAACTTTTTATAAGATTAGGGGGGAAATCCCCCTAATTCTTATATATTTACATAAAATATTATATCATGATGAAATTTAAGTTCGATAAAGATTATTTTGTTTCTAATGATAATGACCCTGTTGTAGTTGTAGGACACGCTTTTGAAGTGTCTTTTAATTCTAAATTAAGCAACAAGGTGTTATCTCATTTATATAATCAAGGCAAACCTTATGTTACTTTGGAAAATGAAGAACAAGTTGTCAAAGAAGATGAAATCATACAACCAGAAAAAGTTATTATAAATGAGCCGAAAAAGAAAGAAAAGTACAGAAAGTATAAGTCAAACAAAAAAGAGTCCTAAGATATTAGGATATTCTTTTTCTAAAGACGTATCAAAAGAACCACCAAAAGAGCCACATCCGTATAAACCCTTACAGGATGACTGGATTCCTTTTGGCATTAATAATTTATTTCCACAAGAGCTGTCAGAACTTTCACGTTCTGCTTCTACGCATAGAGCCATATTAAGTACCAAGACAACCTTTTCAGTTGGAGAGGGATTAAGAACAGGTAACAAAAAATTACAGGCCATATTAGAGGACGTAAATGTTTATGGCGAATCTATGGATGATGTCGCTAAAAAGGTTTTTGCTGACTACTGGAAGCTAGGTAATGCTTACATGGAGGTTGTGATAGGAAGAGGTTATATGAATTTCTTTCATCAGGACGGAAGTACAGCAAGAGTTCATAAGGATGGTAAACATATATTATTGCACCCTGACTGGGAAAGAGCAAGAAACTATCCAGACGATTTAAGAAAAATTCCAATATATCCAGAATATAAGCAAGAAAATGGCGGATCTGTTTTAAGAACAATTGTTCATTTTTCTGATTATGAAAGCACATACTACTATTATGGAATGCCAGATTATTGTGCGGCACTTGATCATATTAAAATAGCAAATCAAATAGGAGTTTACAACCTTACTAGATTTAAAAACGGTTTTATGCCTAGTGCTATTGTTGAATTAAATGCAGATATGGGTGAGGACGAAGCACAAGACTTTATTGATGATGCTGTAGCAAAGTTAACTGGAGCAGGAGACAATTCCAAGATATTATTTATAGCTAAAAATGGTGATGGCGATGCAACTAATGTAAATATCATAAACGATACTAGCGATGGTTCATTTATGGAGCTACAAAAAATCACAAACGACAATATAATATCAGCACATAGATGGAATCCTGCTTTATCAGGAATACAGGTTGCTGGACAACTAGGAAACAACCAACAGATACTTACTGCTTATGATATAGCAATGAGTACAGTGATAAAAGAACCACAACAAATGTTCTTAAAAACACTAAGAAAAATTTTAAAAGTAGAAAGAGGTATTAACGCATCTGACCTAAGATTTTACACAAAACCACCTGTTTCTTTATTAGGAGCTATTGCTCCATCTGAATATATATCAATCAAAGAGGGTAGAGAAATATTTCATTTACCAGAATTGACACCAGCTCAAATGCAAGAGCTAATGGATGAGAAGTCCAAGGCAAAAGAAAATGTAAAAGAAAGTAATAACGACCAAAACCAATAACATGCCATTAATCACAAAGTCAGAGGTAATATCAAGATGTATAACAAATGCTAATTTTGACACACATCTTATAAAAGACACTTTTATTGAGATAGCTGAGCTAAATCATGTAAAACCTTTTTTAGGTGAAGACCTATATGACGCTTGTGTTGCTGGTGGTTATGTAACTTTGGTTAATGATTACATTAAAAATTATTTGGCATTTTGCGTAAAATTTGAGATATTGCCAGACATAACTTATAATACAACATCGCAAGGTGTTGTTGATAATTTAGCAGACTTTACAAGTCCTGTAGACCCAACTAAGTTAAATTATTTACGATCAGAAACATATAAAAAAGCTGAAACGTATAAGAAAAAAATGGAGAAATACTTAGATGATAACACTACTTTATACCCTGAATGGAAAGGGTGTGATGGCTGCGATAATAAAACAAAAGGCGGAAATGTAAGTAAAAGACATGGGATTATAACATATTAATTAAATGAAACACCATAATAATTTAAGTGATTCCCAGATACACAATCCAAAGGGATTTGAACCAGCTAGAAAAAGAACTGTGTCCACTAAAAATGGACAAAGTATTGTAGAGTGGGTAAAAGCAAACTATACTAGCACTATAACAATAACACCAGTGGCTGATGTCACTGGTAGTTTGCACCATGAATATATATGTATTTATAATAGTTATGATGAGACTAAGTATGCTGTATATTTTCAGGTACTAAATAATGATTTATTGTCTATACCTTCAGGATATGGTGGTGTAATACCAGTTGATCTTACAAATACAGGTATAAATTCATCAGTAGTTGAGGTGGGAACAGCACTACAGGGTGCTCTGAACAATCATGCAGATTTTTCTGCAGCTAAAGATGCAAACGGAATAGTTACTGTTACAGGACTAACCACTGCATCACCAGCTTTAGAAAATGGTACTGGTTTCTCTATTACTATTGCAGACGTAGAAATTACAAATGAAGTTTTGCATACAGATGCAAATGGTAATATAAGATTTACACCCTTTTCTACGATATTAACCAACACAGGTGTAAACGATAAAAACTATGTGCATAACCAAAATGTTGCTAGTGCAACTTGGATTGTTACACATAATTTAGGTAAAAATGCTAGTGTAACTGTTGTTGATTCGGCAGGTACAGTAGTTCAAGGTCAAGTTGATTACGATTCGCTGAATCAGGTAACACTAACCTTTAGTGGAGCTTTCTCTGGGAAAGCGTATTTTAATTAATTAATAAATAAAAAAAATGGCAGAAATTAAATTTTTAGTCGATTTAGATGTACATGGAAATATAGATTTAAACGACCATGAGTTGCAGAATTTTAAAATTCAGCACTTAGCAGCAGACCCTTCAGGTGTTGAAGGGCAAATATATTATAACACATCATTAAACTTACTAAAGTTTTATAACGGAGGTAGCTGGGTAACTTTATCATCAGCACAAGGTGATATTACTGAAGTTATAGGTGGTAATAACATTGATGTTTCAGGTGGTGATAGTGGTGCTGCTACTGTAAACCTTGATAGTGCTACAATTAGTGCAATTAGTGCTAACACAGCAAAGACTGGTATTACTACAGCACAAGCTAACGCTATCACAGCTAACACTGCTAAAGTTGGAATAACAACACAACAAGCAAGTGATATTACAGCAAACAACGCTAAAGTAACCAACGTAAGCACCAATCTATCTGTTACACAAAGTGGCACATCATTAGTAGTAAATTCTAGTGATGGTACAAACGCAAGTTTACCTGCTGCTGATACAGATAACTGGGGTGTTATGACTGATGAAATGTTTGATGCAATTCAAGCTAACACTGCAAAAACAGGTATTACTAGTGGAGAGCAAACTAAGTTAGGACACATTTCTGTTAGTCAAGCTGTAGACTTAGATACTATGGAGTCAAACATAGCTACAAACAACGCTAAAATATCTTATACAGATGCTTCGGCTGTAGCTGCAAACACAGCAAAGAACTCTTATCCAAGTGCTGATGCTACTAAAGTAGGTCATATATCTGTAACACAAGCTGTTGATTTAGACACTATGGAGTCTGACATTGCAACTAACAATGCTAAGACAGGAATTACTGCTGCTCAAGCGAGTGCAATTACAGCTAACACAGCTAAAGAGACAAACGTAGACACCGATTTAGGTGTTATTACAAATTCAACTAGTTTTACAGTAACATCATCTGATGGTAATAATGCTTCTCTTCCTGCTGCAAACACAACTAATTGGGGTGTAATGACAGATGAGATGTATGACACATTACAAGCTGCTGCACCTAAAGCTAGTCCTGCATTAACAGGTACTCCAACAGCACCTACTGCTGCTGCAAACACTAACACAACACAAATTGCAACTACTGCTTATGTACAAACAGAGATTGGTGATTTAATTGGTGGAGCTCCAGGAGCATTAGATACTTTAAATGAGATTGCTGCTGCAATTAATGATGATGCAAACTATGCTGCTACTATTACTTCTGCTTTAGCAGGAAAGTCTCCTATTGCAGGTAGTAGCTCTATAGTAACTGTAGGTACTATTGGAACAGGAGTTTGGCAGGGTAGTGAAATTTCAACAGCTTACATTGCTAACACAAGTGGTACTAACACAGGTGATGAGGTTGCTGCAAGTACAACTGCTGCTGGTATTGTAGAAAGAGCAACAAACTCTGAAGCTAATGCTGGTACTGATACAACTAGATATGTAACTCCTGCACATTTAGCTGCAAGATCATATATGGAACTTATTGGTGATGGTTCTTCAACTAGCATTGCTGTAACTCATAACTTAGGAACAAGAAATGTTATTGTACAAATGTATGATTCTTCTTCTTATGAAACAGTTTATGCAGAAGTTGTAAGAAATTCAAATAACCAACTTACTATTGGATTTAACGATGCTCCAGCAACTGATGATGTTACAATTTTAGTATCTAAAGTAGGATAATAATAAATTAATAAACTATTATGGCAAGACCTTATGAAAAAAGTAACGCTAAAGTATTTGCAATACCAGGAGGTTCAGCAGGTACTCACGATGGCGATGTTACATTTTTAGGAACAGCAACAACCACAACTGCTGGTCGTATTTATACGCCTTTAATTGTAGGTGGAAGTAGTCCTATATGGGTTCAAGCCGACCAAGATGTAGCTGATAGACACGACCGTCTACTAGCCGTTTCACTAGGAACAAGCTCCACTCAAGACGGAATGCTCTTGAGGGGGGTTGTTACTATTGGTCAAACACTTAGTGGTATAGGAGACCCTGTATATCTAAGTGATAGTGGTTTATTTACTATGGATGCACCAACAGGATTAGGCGATAATGCCAGAGTAATTGGTTTTCTTTTAGCAGAAAGTCAAGTATATTTTAATCCTGATAACTCTGTAGATGCAAGAAAGGTAAAGCAGATTTCTACTAGCGACCACTCATTTTATATGAATAGTTCTAGCACAACATCAGACTTTTTCGTTCCTTTCAACAATCTAAATGAATCTAACAATCCAACAATTTACTATACAAGGACATTAGCACCTTATGGTGGTAGGCTTTTAAAGGCGATTGTTAGGTCATCTGCAAACATTGGTTCAAGTTGTAAATTACAATTTCATAAAATAACCAATACATCAGTAGGCTTTGGTACTACACCAACTGAAGAGGTTACAGGAATTGATTTAAGTGTTGCACAAACTAGTCAAACTGCTGATTTTAGTATTGCAACTTTTAGTGAAGGAGACGTAATAGGGGTTTCTATGATAAAATCATCATCAGGAGTGGCAAATGTAAATGTTACTCTTGTTTGGGAATATATAATATAATTATGGCATTAGCAACAAGAAAATCATCAGACATATTTAATAAGAATACAGGAGGAGATACAGATTCTAAAACAATAGATACCTCTACTGAAACTGAAATTAGAGATAAATTTGACAATGGAGACCACATACTTGATGAAGGTATGTTTGAAAATTTAGCTCCTGCTCTATATGCTATACAGCAGCTTTCTGAAGATATAGAAGAGTTAAGAAGGTATGTTCAATCAGAAATTACAAGTATTACTTCAGCACAAGCAAGTGAGATAACAGCTAATACTGCCAAGACTGGTTTAACTTCTTCACAAACAACTATATTGAGTAACCTGGCTAATTTGCCAACAAGATCTGGAGTAAGAGGCACTTTATGGAATGATAGAGGTATAGTAAAGGTATCATAAAACAATAAATAATATTTTAAAAAATAAATAAATGGCAACAACAGTAACAAACGCAAATTTAACTGTAACATTGACTGACAATGTAACATTGAATGGTCAGTCTTATGGTAACACAAACACCTTAACAATAGCTGATATTGATGAGGTTTATAGCAGAGTAGTAGAAGTTCCAATTTCTGCATTTACTCCTATAGTAGAATTAGGTTCTACAGGACAAGGCTCTTTAGTGGCTGCAAACGTAAAATATATTAGAGTTACAAACTTAGATGACACTAACTTTGTAAACCTAAAAGTATTTGGAACAGACTCTATGGTAATTAAATTAGAAGCAGGTAAATCTTTCATCATGGGTGGTGCAAGTTTTGATGCTGACAATGCTGATATAGCACAAGGAGCAGTTTCTCATAACTCAACTTTTGTAATGTCTGCTGAAGCAAGTGTCGCAGCTTGTGATGTAGAAGTATTTGTAGCTTCTATCTAATGAAACTCAAGGTTCTAAGGTTTAGTAGTCAAGCAGACTGTACAAATGGTTTGCTTTTTGAAGATAGCGACATAGGCTTATTGTTTATGGCGTATACCTTAGAAGATGAACATAGAGTTTTAAAGGTCAAAGGAGAAACAAGAATACCTGCTGGTACATATAAAATACAATTTAGAAATGAAGGTGGATTTGATGCGAAGTATAAAAAAAGATTTCCTACAATTCATAAAGGTATGTTGGAAGTATGTAATGTACCAGGCTTTGAATACATACTTATCCATTGTGGTAACGATGATTCTCATACTGCTGGATGCCTTCTTTTGGGTGATTCACAAGAGAACAATAAAATCATCAAAGATGGCTTCATTGGAAAGTCCACTAATGCGTATAAAAGAGTATATCCAGATATTGCGAAAGAGCTAGAGAAAGGAAATGAAGTAACAATAGAGTATATAGATTTTGATAAAGTAAAATAATGGCAACTAATAAGGACATTATAAAAGAAGTAGCATTAATGGAACAAAGAATAGACTCTATGGAGGATAAATTAGACAAGGTAGTAGCTAAATTAGATATGCTGACAGAAAAAGTATTAGACCCTGATTTGGGTGTAGTAGCTAGAGTAAATCGTAATACATCTACTAGAAAGCTAATGAGTAAATCCCTTTGGGTAATCTATGTTGCATTGGTTGGCTTAATAGTTAAAATGTTTTTTTCATAAAAACATGGAAGATATTTTAAAACTAGTAGAGAACTATGGACTTTCAGTAGTTCTATTAATGGGAGCATTATATGTTCTATATAAGTTTGCTTTTTTTAGCATCAATGAAGTTAAGGTTGGATTTGAAAAAAGACATGAAGCCCTGCACAACCAAATGATGGAGGTTAGAGAAAAACTAAACATAATTCTTGAGTTTATAAAGAAAAATGATAAGTAAATTACTAGCAAAATAAATAATGGGTATACTATCAAAAATATTTTCTAGTGGCACTTCTGAACTTGTTAAAGAAGTTGGTGGGGTTATAGATAATCTTACGACAACACAAGAAGAAAAGTTACAGGCAGAACAAAAAATAAAAGAGCTTTTTATGGCTCACGAAGCAGAAATGCAAAAACAAGTAACCCAAAGATGGGTTTCTGACATGAATAGCGACTCTTGGTTGAGTAAAAATGTACGACCAATGATACTTATATTTATCGTTTTATGCACAATGCTATTAATTTTCATAGATGCTGGAGTTTTAGCATTTAAGGTAGAAAACTCATGGATTGAACTAATAAAATTGACTTTATTAACAGTCATTGGTTCATATTTTGGAGGAAGGTCTTACGAAAAGGTACAAAAATCTAAATAAGTTTGGCTTATGCCTAAAAAAAGAAAATTAAATTCAAAAAACCCGAAATATCTGAAACCATCAGAAAAAGACAAAAAAGAATATACTAAAGTTCTTATGAAAGACGTCAAAGGGTGTAAAATCTACGGAATATGGGAAAAAGACTAAGATTAAACGATGAAGAGGTTAATTTAATATACAAGCATAGAGCTGGTGAATTAGAAAACCTAAACTACAACCTTACACACAACTCTGAATTAGACAAACACCTTGCTGAAAGAGGAATTGACAAAAATGATGTTGTTTCTGTAAAACATTGGCAAAATATGTCTGGTGAATTACGTTTTAGTGTTGTTACAAAAACTGGCTCTGTAGACGAGAAGAGTGTTTTTAATAACGTACTACAACTTATAGAAGATAATGCCCCTAAGTACCCTAAAATCAAGTATAAAGGTGGAGACCACCTCTTGGTTATAAACCCTGCTGACATTCACATTGGCAAGTACGCAAATAAAGAAGAAACAGGGGAGGAGTATAACATGGATGTAGCAATAGAAAGGGTGCTATTAGGTGTAAGTGGTCTCATAAATAAGGCAAAAGGCTTTAATGTAGACAGAGTTTTATTTTGTATTGGCAATGATGTTCTTCATGTCGATAATGTATATTCAACGACCACAAAAGGCACTTATCAGGACACAGATGGTAAATGGTGGGAACATTACCAGGTCGCATTACAGGTCTATGTACAATGTGTAGAGATGTTAAGAGAGATTGCTCCTGTAGATTGTGTACATAGTATGTCAAATCATGACTATCAAAGTGGTTTTCACCTGGCACACGCACTAAAGGCTTGGTTTAGAAATGCAGATGATGTTACTGTAGATGCAGGAGTATCACATCGTAAGTATTATTCTTACGGATTAAACCTTATTGGTCTTGAACATGGCGATGGATGCAAAATGGACAATTTACCCTTGACAATGGCACAGGAGAAACCTTTACTCTGGTCGGAAACTAAGTACAGATACTGGTATTTACACCACATTCACCATAAAGTAAAGCATAAATGGAGAGATGCAAAGGATTTTATCGGTTGTACAGTAGAATATATGCGTTCACCAAGCTCTAGTGATAGTTGGCACTCAAGAAAGGGTTATGTTGGCACTCCAAAGGCTGTTGAAGCGTTCCTACATGATAAAGAAGGGGGTCAAGTCGCAAGATTGACACATTTTTTCTAAAATTGCCAATTATATCAAAATAATTTCTTTATATTGTAAAAGTTTTTAGTTTGATGTGCTTTTATCTACGAAAGCATATTAGTATAGTTGATTTGATAATTGTTAAAAGGGGTAACGACTTGTTACCTCTTTTTTTTATTCAATTATACGCTAGAATTTGCATTTACACGCATAAATGTACGCTAAGATTTCCCTTTACACGCACACACAAGATTTGCTTTGACACCTTTCTATCACTCTGGTAATTATCCAAAAAATAAATTATAATTATTTGTTTATTTCAAATTATTGTAGTTATATGATAATTCAAATCAAACAAAAACTAATATTATGAAAGACAATCAGTTAATAGCAGAATTTATGGAATTACCATTAGTACCTTGTAATATTGCTACAGAAGATGGGGATGTAACCGAGGGATATTGGCATCCAAAAGTAAGTATGCCTTGTACGATTGATGGGTTGCGATACAAATACTCTTGGGATTGGCTTATGCCTGTAATTAATAAGTGTTATCAAGAGCATATGAGTAAGCATATTGCTGATGCAGTTATGACTTGCAACATAGATGAAGCATACGAAGTAGTAGTAGAATATATTAACGAATTTAACAAAAACTAATATAATGGATATGAAAATGTACAAGATTTATTTTACAAGATTACACAAAGGAAAAGAATTAGTAACTAATGTTACTTTTTTAAATGCTGATAATATAAAAGAAGCTACTTTATATGCTTTAAAAACTTTCGGAGATAATTTATTAGAAGTAGTAGAAAAGTAATTAACAAACTAAAACACAAAACAATGACAAAAGAATTTTTTTACGATTTACAAAAAGTAACAAATAATTTAATAGATTATAGAAACGAATTGCACGATAAAAAGAATTATAGCAAAGTGCAAGAAGTTAATACTCAAATTAGAAAGAATATAAAACTATTAACTAAGTATTCAAAATAAAACAATATGGAAAAGCAGAACAATACACCAAACTATTTAAGATTACTGTGGAAATATGAAATTATTGATACAAAGCAGTATTTTTTTAGATTGAAAGCAAATGAACTTGGTATAAACACTTATAAATTAATTATATGGTAGTATTTTGGATATTTATAGTTGCATTGGCATTTTTAGTTTATGTTAATGATATGTAAAAAGAAAGCCCCTCAATTTAGAGGGGTTTTTTATTGTTGAAAAAGTACGCTAAAAATTTCGTTTACATAAAAGTACGCTAGGTTTTTCGTTTACATAGACTAGAGTAGTTTGTTGGCTTTTGGTGTTTTTGTGTTTTTATTATTGATTTTGTAATTATCAACACATAACATAAAAAAAGTTGATAAAAAAAGAAATATTTAAAAAAAGTTTATATATTGCCATCGAATTAATCAACTAAAAAAAAAACTATGTTAAAAGAAAAATTGTATAACGGCTTAAAAATTAGTCAAATACTTACACAAAATTCAAAACTTAAAAAAACAAGTAAATTAAATAATAAAAAAATATTTAATTTTGGTATTTCAGCTTATAAAACTAGCACCGGCAAATTAGTTTGTCCCTTTGCTAAAGATTGTGTTAAATTTTGTTATGCACAAAAGGGTGCATATAATTTCGGCAATGTGAAACCACTATTTGAAAAAAGGTATAATTTGACAAAATCAAATGTATTTGTTGAGGCAATTAACGAAAGTATAAAAGAAAAAAAGGTTGATATTTTACGGATTCATGATTCAGGCGACTTTTATAGTAATGAATATATCAATAAGTGGTTGACAATAGCAAAAGCAAATAAAAATGTAATTTTTTATGCATATACTAAAAGTATACCACTATTCGAAAAAATCAATTTACCTACAAATTTTATTGTTATTTATTCGTACGGTTCAAAGGTTGACAATTTAATAAAACCTTTTAAACATAGACACGCAAAAATATTTGATAACGAAAAACAATTAATAAAAGAGGGATATATTAATGCAAGTAGTAACGACTTAAATGCAATAAAAGAAAATAAAAAAATAGGTTTAATATTT